GTCCACGTCTCTCCTCCCTTCCATCCCCCTAGTCATCCGTCCTCCATGTCGATACTTCCGACCTATTCTAACCGTCCGACGTCCTGATCAGGCCGACCTCCTCGAAGGCGCCGGCGTATTTTGGTTAGGGTTGGTTAGTGCCTCGAGTCCCGAACACCTCGGCGAACCCCCGCCGGTGGTCTTCCACCCACGCCGCCATCGTGTACGGACTCACGATCGCCCTCAACGCGTCCACGTCCGCCGGCTCATCCGGAAACGCCGCCTCCTCCAACGCCTCGATCAACCCTCCGACGTCTCCGCGATCATACCGATGGACTCCCTCCACCTCGGCCGTGGGATCACCACCCGCACTCCCGACGCCAACGCCTCCAAGGGCGGCATCGGCACCCCTTCCACGCGGCTCGGGCACAACAACACGTCCAAGCCGCGATAGAACGCCGGCACCGCCGCCCACGGCAAACGCGCCGTCCGCACCGGCCAACCACGCCCGATCGCCACCCACTCCACCCGACCGCCGATAGGTGCGCGCAGTACCGCCCTCACCAAATCCTCGCCCTTCCGCCCGTTCGGGTACGTGTATCCACTCAACCCAACGACCGGTCGCGCGCGATCGGGCCGAAGTTCAATGGCCATTGGCATAAATCGATCTTGGTCCACCGGTGCCGCCGCCACTAACGTCGGCCCGATCGCGCGCAATCGCTCCCCGTACAACTCACACGTCACGATCCTCAAATCCACGCGCTCGGCCACACTATCAAATAATCGTTGTTTTGCGTTGCCCGCCGGCACCTCCTCTCGATGGGTAAAATATGCCGCCGTTCCCTCCGCCGGCCACGATAGTAAGCGTTTTGGCTCGAAGTACGCCGAAAAGTACACGACGTCCACCATCCCCCGCGCCGGCCCACCCGCGCTCACGCGCCATCCCAATCCCTTCTCCAACGCGCCGGCCATCCTCGGGATGACCCGATCTTGGCGATAGTTCTGGCACACTACGTGAACGCGGGGGGCCGGCATCTCTCGATCGTCTCCCTACTCCCCGCCTAGCTTGCCGCTAGCAGGTCCACCACGATAAACGCCGACGGACGAATCAACCCGAACGTCGCGCGCATCTCCGCGAGGATTGCCAGCATGTTCCGGATGAAAAAATCCGCGTGGCTATCACTCACCTGGATCGTCACTCGCTCCCGATCCCACAGCACCGCCTTTCGCCAGTCACCCAAAATCGCCTCGCCCGCTGGAACCTGCACGTTCTGGACCACCGGGTATCCCCACAACGTCCGCGTCCCCTGGCGAATCGGTCCGCCAAAGTGGTACGCACCCGTCGTGTCCTGTTCGAGGTCGATGGTCTCCCAATCCTCCGGGTTCATCAACCACGCCGACGGGATCGCGCGCCCCGTCACGAGCAGGGTTGTTATCGCTTGCCGGCACGTGGTCAGGATGTCCGTGTTCCACGCCTGGGCCAGGATCCCCGGAGTGTTCAACACCCCCGTCAGGTTCGATCCGGTCCCGTCGCCGTTGATTAGCTGGCTTTCCAACTCCTCGGCGATATCATCCCGCAACTCCTGATTCAGCAGCCCGCGCATCTGCGACGCATCCGCCAACGCCCGCTTGGTCGCTGGGATCCACACCGCGATCGCCTCCACCGCCTGGGTTACTTCCTCCCACGCGCTCGCGCCCTCCGGCTTGACGCCGCTCACCTCACCGGTCGCGCCGCTGTACTCCGTCACGTTGGCCTCGGCCACCGTCGTCGCTTCTGTTATCTGCGTCGTCTGCCGCACGAACGACACAAGATCACTCGTCGTCGTCCGCACGCTGATCATGTTCCGCAACGTCAACGCGTCTCGGCCCAGCGGCTCGTAAATCCCGGTGTAGTCTGTCTCCACGAATGCTCCCGCGCTCGTGTCGCTCTCACCCGTCACCAAATCCTTGAACCGAAACAGACCCGGAATCGACTTGAACTCCACCGCCGGTGACGTCAACCCTCGCGCACCGGACGGGATCACCCCGCTCGGAGCCACTTGCTTGAGCCACCCGTTGAACTCGTCCGACGTCACGAACTGCTCGCCGATCGACTTGGCGCGCCTCCGCCCGCCGTTCCCGCCGGCCTTCACCGCCGCTGCCGCCGCCGTCTTGCTCTCGCCGGCCAACGCCATCACGCTCGCGATCGTGGCCGCATCCTTCTCTGCCGCCGCGATCTTACCGGCCACCACCACCGCCTCGTCCGATAGCCGCTTCACCTCGGCCCGTTCCTCGTCCGTGAAGTGCCGCCCGTCCTCGGCGATCGCCTTGTCACAAATCGCCTTGGCCTCACTCAGGAGCTTGTTCCGCTCCGCGATCAACTTCTTTAGCAGATCCATCTCAACCCTCCTCGAGTTGTGTTCCTTGTGCCATCAATTCCAAACCAATCCGAGCCGCCAACGTCTCCGGCGATGGCCCCCTCGGCGTTGCTTTTCCGCCTCCGCCTTGGTCCCCATCTCCATCCCCGTCTCCGCTCTCGTCCAACTCGCCGCACTTAGCGCCGAGGTTGACTGCCAAATCGTGAATCGCCTGTGCGCCGGCCTTCCCCGCCAATCCGTCCCACGCCTTCTCGCCGCTCGCCGCCTCAAACGATCCATCGTGTTCTCCACAATGCGATCGCGCCGCCGCCTCCTCCCACACATCGATCCCGTACCGATACGCTTGCTCCGTCATCGTCTCCTCGCCGGTCAGCCGGCCAAGGATCACCGAATAGCGCTTGCCATCACTCTCGCGCTCGCTCCTCCGGAAGGTATTGTCCTCGAAGTCTCCCGGATCGCGCAATCGGCACGCGTGCTCGTTGGGATAGGGCTTCTGCCCCAAATCCTTCACCCCCAACAACTGCGTCGCCGGGTTCGCCCCGACCAGGCACGGCCCGACCTCCAACACGTCCAGCTTGCGCAACTCGTGGACGTCATCCGCCCATCCCTCCTCGATCTCCTCGTAGGCGAACGAAAACTCTGCAATCGTCCCGTCCACCAACTTCCGAAACACCTTGGCCGCGAACGGCTCCTCGATGTTAAGCGCGCCGTGCACGTACAACCCCACGTCGCGCTCCTCCGCCTCCAAAACGTGCCCAATGTGCGCGTCAAGGTTGTCCCACTGGTGGGCAAAGATCACCGGAATCGGTCGGTCACGCTCCGCCCACTCTGCCAACGAATCCTTGAACGCCCCGGGCATCACCATCTCCCCCACGCGATCCACGTTCCCAAACACGCTCACGATCGCCTCGAACGTCCCGTCTGCCGACCCCTCCCCATCCATCAACGCCTTGAACGACGCCAACCGCCGCGCCAGGTACTTCTTGCCCATCGTCGTCACCTCCCAAATCTCACGGAACAAACGCAACCCGCGTTGTTATCCGCGCCCCCGGTCGGATCACCCGGCCACAGCATCCCGTTCGAGAACCGATCTCGGATGCCCACCGTCTCCCCGTCCATCGCCGCGTGCTCCGGCCTCGGATTGTCGCTGTTCACTTGCCACATCTTGGTCCTCAAGCCCCCCTGCCGCGCCGCCTCCTGTGACCCAAAGCTCGCCGCCGTCGTCACCCCACTCGTCGCGATCTGCACCGCCCGCGCCGCGATCGCGAACTCAAACACCCTCCGAACCGCCGACCTCGGCTCCTCCTCGGCCAACGCATCCCCGATCGCGTCCCGCGTAAACTCGTTGATGTACTGCGCTTGGATCGCCGCGTGTTCCCTGAGCCAGGCACCCATCAACTCCCGATCGAACTCCCCATCGAGCGTCCCGGCCACGTATTCGCCCCAAACCACCGCCGTCGCCTCGTTTAGCCGATATAAGTCCGCCGCCAACTCTCGATCCCACCGCGCCGCGTCCCAAATGTCCTCAGCCGCCACCTTCCCCGGCACGCGTCCGATCAACGCCTCCCGCTGCCGCCGGAAGGTCCGCGCCAGAACCTCCACCCACTTCTCCTCGTGTCTACTCCGCACCCGGCCCAACGTCGCGTCCACGCCACCGGATCGCGCCTTAGAACGGCCTAGAACGCCGTTGATTATGTCAACAACCTTGTCTGCACTCCCCCCGTTCGACCGGATCATCACCGTCGACCGGAATCCCTCCTCCTCGCCCACGTCGACGTCCCTCGGACTCGCCTGTCCACCGATCAACACGTTTAGCGGGGTCGCCAACTCCGCCGCATCGCCGCCCATCGATGGCATATTGAGCCGCGCCCGCGCCTCGTCCGGCGTCATCCACGGTCGGCCCACCGCACTCTGCAACGCTTTCGTCTGTTCCTCGAAACTCCCGGCCAGCTTCTCCGCAATGTTAAACTCCACGTAAACGTCGCGGCCCGCCGGCTCCAACTCCGGCAACAACTGAAGCTCGATATCGTCCTCGATCATCTTGAGCCACGGCCCCAGGCTGTCCTGGTACAACTGTACGTGCTGTTCCTTGATGTTGCTTAGTGTAGCGTATTCTAGGATCCCCACCATCGCCAATGGAATGTGGAACGCGCGCGCACACTCCTCCCGCG